GAGCCGTGTGGTTGAATGCGCAGCAGGCAAATCTGTGTTTACATAGATCGGATAGCCAAACAATCTAACAGGCTCTTGACCAACTACATCACCGTTTGGAGTGAAAATTGGGATGGTGTTTGTGTTGCCAATTTCAAGCGTCCGGAGATAGCCCAAAATAGTATCACTTAGCATCCATGATCCGTTTGAGCGGTATGCCTTATCAACGGAGTGTACAGTTCTCAAAAGCTCTGCCTGTGTGATGGCCGTAGCTCCTGCGGTGGTAAGCGCTGAATTGGTGACGGTGGTTGTAAATCCATAAGGCTGGTTAGTGCCTGTTCCGTTTGTTAAATAGGAATTTACTGCCGTTCCAAGGCGGCGGGGGATAATTTCAGTCAATATCTTTTGCAGCAGCCCTACCCTGTTGTCATTCATCAGCTCTTCTGATACTTTGATGATCTTGCTATCTACGGTGTAATCACCAAACAGGACATTGCCAAAGGCTAAATCCAATACAGTAGAAGCTGTGCCTTGTCCAGGGATATTACCTGTTGAAGCGGTGTCATCAAGCGATGGGTATTTAAGCGTTCCGCCAATAACGTCAGGCATATCGCCAAACGCAGACCACCCGCCCCAATACTGCATCATAGTTTCCAGGGTATTTGAAAACGATTGAGGAACAGTATAACCGCCTAATGAATCCGTTGAAGACACAAGGATGGATGTTCCGCGCGTTTCAAGCATTCGAGATTCTTGCTCAGTAAGATTGCGCCGCTCCGGGTGCTGGGCGGCCCACCGCCAAAAAGACTGATCGTAAGTTAAATCAGGCTGTTTAGATGCTGCGCCCCGCCCTTCAAACTCTCTTGCAACTTCCAACTTGCGCTGCTCTTCTTCGATTTCAATGTCTCGAATAACAGCGGTAAGCTGGCTAAAGCGGGCGTTGTTTTTGTCTAAATGGACTTGGTCAAGAGGGTCTTCAAAAGTCCCGTCTTGACGCCGCTTTGCCCGCATTGAGCGCAGGTCAGCGGTGAGCGTGTTTAGCTCTTGAAGAGCATCTAACTTTGTCATTGTTTAATATTGAATTTGTTGAAAATAAACCTCTTCTGCATCCATATATAACTCTGGGTTAGATGCGGGTTCGGTATTTGGTTCAATTGGTTTTTCTATATCTTCTGGCACAGTCTCAAGGGCCTCCAAAGCCTCCATCGAACGTGCTGAAATACTTGTGTCAGGGTAGGCGGGTTCTGATACAGGCCCCATCTCGTACACCCCGTTAAACTGTGTTACCTCTCTGAATGCCTTGCCTTCGCGCATTGACCATTTATCGCCGTCGCTGCGGATGTCAAACTGAAAGGAAGAACCGGGGGTGTCTCCACGGCGTACTGATTCAAGTACGTCATCTCCGGTCGGGGCATTTGGAAGATCAACCTCGTACCATACCCCTGTGCTATCTACCCCCGTTCGCATAGTACCTGAAGCGGTGGCGCCAAGTAGCCGCTCGCTACGGTGGTTGTGCATGGATAGCAGGTTGGAGAAATCCACGTTTCTCACAGCCTCCGGGCGTATCACCTCACGGAATACCCGGCCGCCTGCGCGCAGGTCCACGCTTTCCTTGTTGAATACAATGCCATAGCCACGGATGGTGCGCGTTGCTTCATTCGTGACCCTTGCGCGTGTTTCAGTGCCTATGTAGGTGCGTCTTTCCATGCTATTCTGGTTCTGGCTCATTGTCTGTCTTTGGTTGTGCTTTCGGGTCCTCCTTTGGTTCTTCGGGGCCTTCAGCAGGGGTATTTATGTCAATCGTTCCGTCCTCATTTACGGGCGTTACGCCTGCCTGTGCGTATGGAAGATTTCCCCACGGCACAGCGTTCAGGTCGTTCAAGCGGCGTACATCATTGATCGTGTACACCATGTTCTTCAGCATCTTATCTTCGTATTCGCCGCGTGACTTCATATCACCACGCATCAGGCCGGACAAGTCGAAGCGGTGGAATACCGACCCGCTTAGTTTCTCGTCTGTGGTAAGTAGTTTGACATCGTGTTCCGCTTCCCATTGCTGCGCCCACGGCGTTAGGCAGTACTTTACAAAGCCGTTGTCCATCATTTCAATGTTGTTGAATGTGGAGCGGTCCAGTACGTTTATCATGTGGGCAGGTACTCCGAAAATGCGGCAGGATTCATAGGCTTGGAACATCCGTGTATCGTTCAACATGGCCTCCTGCGGGTTTAGGCCTATGCTGGTCATTTTCATTCCAGCATCCAAGACAATCGTACCGCCTACGTTAGAAACGCCCGAATGCTTTTGGCGAATCTTGCCTTCTAACCGTTCCCTCTCTGCCGTGCTAAGTGATCCGGGGTATTCTACCACCTTGTCAACCCCTGCGTTGTTGGTGAAGAAGTTGTGGCCGTATCTGGTGGCCTCAATAGACATTGCAAGGGACGAACTGAAGGCCGTTGGAATGTCCATGCCTTGCCACCCGTCCAGCGTCATGCCTCGCAGGTGTATAACTTCGTATTGCTGTAAAATTTCCGTATTGGTGGACTTGCCTGCGCGCCGTGTAACCATGTAGTACAGCGCACCGTTTTCGGACTGATAGATGAACACATCTTCAGGGATAAGCCGCTCGAGTTTGAAGGCTCTGCCGTTTCCTTTAAAGGAAACTTTTGCGAACGCATTGCCAAAACAGGCATCTGCGAACATATCACGCCGGAAATTGAATGCCGTGATCATGGGGGACGGCTCAATGGTCTCAATCGCCCAAAGCGGATGCCCCTTCGCTTCTTCAGCTCCTTTTTCTGTGCTGCGCATGGGCTTAAATGGAAGGGACGCAAGGGTGCGGCTAACAACGTCAACCGCTGCGAACACGCTTGGAACCTGGAGTGCCTTTTGTCTGGTTACTGTGCCAGACCCAGTGAAAATTGAATCGTAAAGGTTGCCCCAGCCTGAAGGGCCTGTAATTGCGCCGTCGGAGGCTCGAAGGTCGTTTGACCTTGCTGATTGGCTTTTGTCACCGCCCCGAAAAGTAATATCAAACCCTAATATCCTCAATTCCGTGCGCGTTTTGTAAAAAAACTTACACAAAAATCGAGGATAGTCGTAAGAAAACTTACAATTTAATTAACAAGGTTGTATCTTTGTTGCGTCGAATGACAAGCTAAGGGCCATTTAGCAAACAAAAATCTTTGTGCGTTTTAGTCTTTCCGTCGGATTGCCCCCGATGGTTGCGATTAAAGCGCATTTTTATTTGATTATGGAAGACAAAAAATCACTAAGTATTAAGACTGTGCCTGTTGAAATACGGGTTCTTCTTGTTGACGGTAAAAGGATGACTTTGTCTGTTTTCCGTCAGATAATAGATGGAGATGGTAAATTATTTTCATATGAAAATGATTCATTTTTGATAAATTGCAATGTTCTTGGATGGGTAAAAAACCCAGAAAAAAGGTCTGGGGTAAATTGGTCTGAAAAAGTGTTAGTATATAGCAGGGCAGGAGTTTTGTACAAAAATATGGCATCTAAAATTGAAAGGTTTGGATGGCATAACCTGCCAAATACCCAAGGGTCTCCGCATGAGGTTATAGACAGGATAAGAGATGTTATTTCTCTACATAGAGATTTCTGCGGAGAGAGGTATGTAAATATACTAAAAGAAGGATGGGATGAAGACCTAAACGAAAACTCCATCTTTACATTAGATGAATTTATATTAAGATCGTATCACAATAATATAGAAAAGATTTCATATGAATACATGAAGTCAAAACTTTTTTTTATGGCAGAATTAGATCTGTATAAATCCTATCTTTCTATATATTTAGAGTGCAAAAACTCTTTTGAAATTCACAAACAGATGGTTTATCAGCTTTTTGGAGACGAAAACCAAATTTTTATCTCAATTTAAAAAAAGGCGCGACATCTACTGTCGCGCCTTTTTCTTTTTGCTCCGGTAAAACTTCACCTTCATCACCCTGAAGCTGGCATAGGACCCAAACCGCGTTCGCCCGTATCGCTCCAAGACCTCCACCTCTGCCGCTTCATAGGCAAGGCGCATTTCCTGCACCTCAACAAGTTTTTCCAAAACCAACACCCAAAAGTCCTTCATGGATAAAGGGTGCGCCGTACCAAACGGCCTGCCGCGTTTCGCTTGTTCGCTCAAATTATTGGTTTAAAAGTCGTTCAATGCTTGCCGCTCTCAACTTCGCCCCCTCAATCAGATTGAAGTCCTTTAAAATCCGTTCTTTGGACTTCTCCCAGATTACCACCGCCTCATCGTAGGTCGGCATCTCCGATACGGCATTCTCCCACGCTGTCTTGCCCGCGTAATTGGTCAGGCAAATGCCGCCACTTACCGTTGCCTCTATCCATGCAATGTTAGACTTCGCATCGTTGAACAGGCAAGGCACCAG